TGATTATGCCTATTGTAGATACTTTCTATAAAGGTGATTTTAAAAGACAAGTTCAAACCGATTTTAACTTCAACAGTTATGTGACTGATGGACTGATGCATTTCAGTTATAAATAAAAGATAATCTATCAAGAAAAAGTTATCAGATGGCAGTAACAAAAGCAACATCAATTGAAGACGGCAATCAACTAACGCCGGCTATCATTTCTACAAGGGCTAGAAACTACAGTGATTTGGATTTAACTTTCACTGCTAGAACCACTGGTGATGTGTTTAAAAAGACCGATGCTGCGGCTGTTAAGCAGTCTGTAAAAACTATTTTACAAACCAACTATGGCGAAAGACCATTTCAACCTTTGTTTGGTGGAAATCTCAGAGCCAGGTTATTTGAAAACTTTACAGATGAAGAAAACGCATTTTTCATTGAAGAAGCTATTAAAGAAGTGATTGCGTTTTATGAACCACGAGCCCGAGTTATATCAGCAGTAGTAAATGATGCTTCTGTTGATAGAAACTATTTGGGTGTGCGAGTAGAGTTTCAGATTGTCAATACAGAAGAAGTTGTAGTACTAGAGACGAATATATCAAGGATTAGATAAGAATGGCAACCACGATTACACCATCAGACTTAAACTTTGATGATATCAAAACTTCATTAAAGTCATACTTTGAAGCAAGGTCTGATTTTGCAGACTATGACTTTGAAGGTTCTGCTCTATCTAATATTCTTGATGTGTTGGCTTATAATACACATCTTAACGGACTGATTGCAAACTTTGCATTAAATGAGGCGTTTCTTCCTACAGCACAACTTAGAACTTCGTTGGTCAATCAATCTCTTTCTTTTGGTTATATTCCAAGATCAAAGACTGCATCCCGTGCGCAGTTAACAGTAAGTGTAGATTTATCCACAGCCGCTACAAGACCTACTACTGTGACACTTCCAGCTGGTACAGCATTTACCACTGCTGTTGATGGTGTAAGCTATACTTTTAGAACACTTCTTGAGTATACAGGATATGATACAACAGGAACAGGCATTTACACTTTTGTAGATGAACTTGGAAATCCATACATCACTGTATTTGAAGGTGAACTCACTGTAAAAACATTTATTGCAGAGATTACTGGTGACAGACAGGTTTATGTTGTACCTGATCAAGACTTGGATTTAACGACAGTAGGTGTACAGGTATATGATGATATCAACTCTGATAACTTCACCACATACTTTAGTGCAAACGCTACAACAGGTGGTAATATTATTGCTACTGTTACCGCTACCACAGCACTTTATCTTCCTCTAGAAACCTATAACGGCTATTGGGAGTTTAACTTTGGCGTAGCTGGTCAAACAGGTGTAAACCCAACAACTGGTCAAGTCATTCGTATCACATACTTGAGAACAAATGGACTTGATGCAAACGGTGCATCTGTATTTACGCCATCATCTACATTAAGCGTTAATAATGTATCATACAATCTGAACACAGTAACATTTGCAAAGTCTTCTTTTGGTGCAGATAAAGAAAGCACTGAATCTATTCGTATCAATGCACCTCTGTCTTATCTTGCACAAAACAGATTTGTTGCAGCCGGCGACTATCTTGGTATTATTGCTAACGGTGTTCCCGGTATTAAATCCATCAATGCCTGGGGTGGTGAAGACAATATTCCTGCCAAATATGGTAAAGTCTTAGTATCTCTAGTTTATGAAGACACAATTTCAGCAACACAAGCTGCGGCATTACAAGCTGTAATCATTTCTAATCTCACAAATCCACTTTCTGTTATTGGCATCGAAACAGAGTTTGTTGATCCAACATTCTTATATCTAGATGTTAATACAACTTTCAGATATAACTCAAGCTTGACTAACTTAACCAGACAAGCGATTGAAAATCAAATCAGAGATTTTGTTCAAAGTTATTTTGATACTAATACTGGTAAGTTTAATGATGTGGTACATAAATCAAAACTAGCGGCTGCTATTGATGCATCTGATCCTTCTATTCTTGGCACTAAACTTGATATTACAATGAAAGCTAGATTTACTCCTACAGTAAACACTATAACAGGAAACTTTGTTCGTTCTGACTATACTGTTTCTTTCTTAAATACTCTACAAGAGCCACAAATGGTTGATCCTACAATTACTAGTGATAACTTTATTTTTAATGGACTTCAGTGTTCTATTAGAAACAGGAGAGCACATTCAACTACACTTCAAATTGTGGATAAAGATAACAATGTGATTGTTGATAATATTGGTAGCTATACTCCATCTACTGGCACAGTAAATCTTAGTGGATTCTTACCACAGTCTATTGTGTCTGGCAATAGCTATTTGAATATTAAAGCTGTTCCTGCAGATGACACCAACTTTAAACCACTAAGAAACACTTTGATTACTTTAGGTGATAACTTAGTTAGTGGTGTTCCTGACGTAAATGCAGCGACCTCTGTTGTAGGTGTAACTAACTAAAATGACTAATGTAAGAACTTTAACCGATGACAATAGACTAAATGCAAACTTGTATGAGTCACAAGTTGAAACGGTAGTTCCTGAGCATTTCAAAGAGCAGTATCCAAAACTTGTAAACTTCTTAGAAGCATACTATGATTACTTAGATAGTGATGGTCAACCAACACATAATCTTAAAAAGATGTTTACAATCAAAGACCCTAGCTCTACTCCTGAAGAGTTTCTTGATATTCTATTTCAAGAACGTGTGCCAGGTCTTTCAGCAGACCAGTTTCCCACACCTCGCTTTGCATATTTACAACTTCCAGGATGGCTACAGTATAAAGGCTCAAAGGTATCTATTGAATCGTTTTTTAGATTTTTCTTTGCCACTGCTGTTGATCAAGTTTTACCTAGAAATGATACATTTATTGTGGGACAATCTGAAGTTGGTGCTGAATCGTTAAAGTTTATTCAAGATTCATATTTCTATCAGATTTATTCCATTCTATTGAGATCAAACGTTCCTGCTGATCAGTGGTTTTCATTTTATAAAAACTATTTGCATCCTGCAGGATTTGCAATCTTTACAGAAACACTTTTTGAGCTTTTAGCAACAAATACTGAACTAGCCGCTACAATGCCATTAGCAGTGGTAGATAGTGATATTAACACGACTATCTTTCAAAGCACTGCTGATCTATCTCTATTCTCTACTATTAGCCTTACTGGCATTGATAGCTCTGTTGGTGACAATGGCACTAGATACTATCTTGATAGAAACATTCACTTCTACAATGATTCCTTGGGTGGTCTTGATAGTTCTTATGGACAGTATGTATCTATTGCTGATATTCTAAATACTAACTCGCCGACCTTTGATGATTCCGCGGACTCTGCTGGATCTGGTCTCACAAGAATTCTTGTATCTGATACTATTCAAACTATGGATGAAGATATCTTCCCATTCTATTTTGATTCGGATTCGGATACCCCTTAATAATTTGATATAAATATTACTAATCCATTCACTGAGTAGGTAACATGGCTAGACAAAATATTTCTACAGGTAGTGCAGCTAATGACGGTACAGGTGATACCCTAAGAGGTGCTGCAACCAAGATTAATGACAACTTTATTGAACTATACACTGCTGTAGGTCGTGATAGTACTGTACTGAGCAGTAAAGTGGCACTTGACAGTGCTGGCATTGCTTTCACTAGTGATTCTGGTTATACTACTGTTTTAAGTTTCTTTAATCCAGACTCAGCAGGTAGATTGATTAATCTTCCAGATAAAAATGGTACAGTTACAGTAATTGAAGGTGATGTTTACGGTGATCTAGTTGATTTAGCGAATTCAGCCACTGGAACAGCAGCTAGAATACTATTTGGTAACACTTATGATAGTGTTGGTGTATTTCCTGATGTTACAGTGTATGATGGCCTTTTTGTTGAAGATGGTGCTACGGGCAAAGCATACTTTTCTAATGGCAGCAGCTATGTTAAGCTTCTTGATAGTGATTTATTAGCGACTGGTAGCTATAGTCTTGTGACTGATGCTACGTTAACAGGTCTGACTCTTGAATCGCCTGTTATTAATAGTACCATTACTGACTCTGCAGGAAGTGAAATCTTACAACTCACTACTTCTGGCACACCAGATAACTATTTAAAGATTACTGCTGAAAACAGTACGGCTGGACCAACTATTGGTGCAGATGGCTCAAGCACAGATGTCGGTATTACTTTACTTCCAAAGAACAGTGGTGTTCTTGAGTTTGGTGGTAGAATGAAATATGCAAGTCAACTCTTAGATTCTACAGGTGCAATATTTGATTCCGACAAAGCAATGTATATTATTGATGTAAGTACATCTACATCTTTCAACTGGGTTGGTCAAGATTTCGAAATGGGCGAAATCAAAAAGATTGTAAACAAAAGTGGTGCAAACGTAGTCACACTACAACTCGCTTCAGGTAACTTGGCTCATCCAGACGCTGGACTAGATAGAATTATCTTAGAAGGAAATAGCTTCTTTGAAATGGTATTCGACGGTGACAGATGGAATCTGGACAGAGACTCCGACAGACAAATAACAATTGCTTAATAGACAGGTAAAAAACAAATGGTAGCAATCGTAACTGATGATTTTAAAAAGAGACTTGTAGATGAACTGATCGATGATGCATCGGATTCTGCAAACGAGTATTATATTGGTATTGCTAAATCTGATCAGTGGAATATCACTGATGCTGCACCTGCACCTGTTGCAACAGATAGAGAAGAAAGACAGTTTAGATCAAATCTTCAATCTATTATCAAAGCTGTAGATTTCAGTCATGTAGTTCCTAGATATAACTGGTCTTCTGGTACAACATATCAAGCATATAGTGATGAAAAGACTGCAACGGGTTCAAATGCAAATGGTCAATATTATGTAATGACCGCATCTAATAGAGTGTATATCTGTTTGCAGCAAGGTAAAGATGCTAACGGTAATGCTGTTCCATCTTCTGTTGATCCTGACACAACTCTGACAACTACAAATGCAGTTGCAACAGCAGACGGATATATTTGGAAGTTCTTATTTACTCAAAGTGCTTCTAGACTGAGTAAGTTCGGCTCTGCTAACTTCATTCCTGTTGAACTTATGGATAGCGCAACTGCTGTTACCAATATTCAGACTTCTCACTTAGAAGTGCAGAGCGCTGCTATTCCAGGTTCTATTGTTGGCTACAAGCTCATCTCTGCAGGTTCTGGTTATACTTCTGGTGCAACTATCACTGTTGCAGGCGATGGATCATTTGCACAGGCTGTTGCAACAGTAAATGCGGCTGGCAACATCACCAAAGTTGAAGTTGATGATTCTGCTGGTGGTATTCCATTTGGGCAGGGATATAACTATGCTAATGTTTTGGTAACTGGTGGTGGAACAGGTGGTGAAGTAAGAGCAATCATTTCGCCAAATGGTATTGGTGCAAATGCATTAGATGATTTAAGAAGCCGTGCTATTATGTTTAATGCAAAGACAACTGGCGCTGCTGGTGATGGAGATTTCTTGATCGACCAAGACTTTAGGCAGGTAGGTCTGATTAGAAATCCAAAAGTTCCTCAAAGTCGAACCGATGCGGATTCTGACTTTACAGCAACTACTGGCTCTGCGTTGCGTATTCTTACAGTTGATGATGTATCAAGTGGAATTGCTGCCGATCAGACCATTGTAGGTCAGACAACTGGAGCAAAAGCATTTGTTGATGCAGTAGATAGCTCACGCATTCTTTATCATCAAAACGAAAATACTGGATTCTTAACATTTACTGCTTCTGATACTAGTATTCAAGATTCCGACAATGCATCTAATGAAGCAGCATTTGTGTCGGACTCTGAAGGTGAAGTAGATCCATTTACTGGAGACGTGCTATATATTGAAAATAGATCAGCAGTTACTAGATCGAGTGCTGGTACTGAAGACTTCAAACTGATTGTGCAGTTCTAAAAGGTAATATAAAAAATGCCAAATACGTTTAACGAAAATACATTTTCAACCACCTATAAGGATGATTATAAAGATAGTGATAACTATCATCGCATTCTGTTTAACTCTGCACGTGCCTTGCAGGCCAGAGAACTTACGCAGATGCAAACTATCATCCAGAAAGAACTGGCACGATTTGGTAGAAATATTTTTAAAGAAGGTGCCGTTGTTAATCCAGGTGGACTAGATGTCAACAGTGAATATGAGTTTGTTAAGTTACAAGTAACCACTGGATTAGTTCTTTATACTGGCGATATCTTAACTGCTTCTACTAATGGTGTCAAAGCAGAAGTTATTGAATTTGTTGCACAAGATGGCGGTGATCCACCAACTGCATATATCAAATATATTGATGAGGGTAGTGCTGCAACAGGCACTACTCCTATTAGATTTTCCGCAGCACAAGTACTTACTAATGGTAATGAAAGTGGATTAGGTGGCACTTCTTCTGTAACTGTTGCAACTACGGCTTCAAATCCTGTAGTGGGTCAAGGTTTCTCTATTAATGTGAACTTAGGTTCATATTTTGTTAGAGATCACTTTGTTCAGACTTTGCCACAAAGCAAAATCATTAGTAAGTATTCAAATACGCATAGAGTAAATATTGGTTTTAAAGTGACAGAAGACATTGTTGCTGTAGCAGATACAGATGCTCTTTATGCAAATCAGCTTGGCACTCCACATGAGACTGATCCAGGTGCAGATAGATATAGAATCACTCTTACGC